CTCATTACACCTGATGTAGTACCTGGAAAAGTGGATGAGTTTCCTGGTGTATAATCAGGCATTAAATTACTCATTAAACTATTTAATTTTTGATACATTGGTTCCATTTCTTGAGCAGATAAAGCTGCTACTTTGAAACTAACATTTATTGTACGAGTAAATCCATCATATATATAGAACTTTTCACCTCTACCAGCATATTTTATATCATTCCATTCAGCATTTACATCATCAGATAAATCAGTTAAATATGCTCTAAATATCATAAATATTGATTTCGATGGGTCGTCTCCATCAATAGCTTCAATTCTAAATTTACATAAATCATTTATTGTGTATTGTACTCCTTTTATTGTTACTACTGAATAATCTTCTCCTATTTTTGTTTTAAATAGTGGGGTAAGATTTATTGAATCTTTTCTACCACTACCTACTCTTACAGCACGTGAAGCTAAATTCCAGTTATCTTTATTAATAGTAACAGTTTCTCCATAACTGTTTTGATATTTGATTTTTTGTGTTCCTAAATCTTTATCTGAAAGACCACTAACTCCTGATTTATCATTTGTAACAGCATTTTTTGAAGTAGATGCCCATCCTACTCCATTAGCTGTATCTCTAGTTACTGAGGCTATATTGAATTGGTTTACAGATCCTATTACAAGAAACTGTTGATCTTCTATTTGCGATACTAAATCAGCATATTTTTTAAAAGCGCCTATATTAATAGCAGCTCCTATTGCTTTAATATCGTCTGGTACAGTATCATATTCTGATATTGCGTTATCTCCCTCTCCTAAATCATTTTCTAATACGTTTCCTGATGATTGAGGATCAATATATGTAATATCATGACGCTCATCATTAATTAAACCTTTACCAGCATTTTCTCTAGCGTTAGTTATCGCGTCTATATAGCTATCTAAATCTTCTGAAAATTCCCATCTACGGATAAGAGTTAATCCTATTCCATAGGTAGATCCAGGGCCTCCAATATAGCTATCAATTGTTTGTTCTTTAGGAGATCTATTTACTTTGGTTTTTTTAGGTTTTACTTTATTAAAACCAAATTTAGTTAAAGGACCAGTAGTAGGAGTAGGAAATGAAGTATTAGGTTGGGAAAGACCAAGTATTGCTGCTCCAAATGCTGATGACTGTTGTGTAGCAGATGGAAGAAGAGGACCAAAAGGAGCAGCACCTGGTTGTGCTGGGCTAACAAATTGTTGTGCAAATCTTTGGTTGGTTGCTTTTTGAGCTTTAGCTGCTGCTTTAGCATCCTTATTTGCTTTTCTAGCCTCTCTTTTTGCTGTTTTATTCGTTTTTCTAGTTGCTTTTCTTTCTTTACTAAGATCAAATATTCCTGGGTTGAAATCTACATCATTGTCTCCTAATCTAAAATTATCTGCTAATTCTATTAGTCTATTATTTTTTGAATCTTTGCTATCATTATTAAATTTAACTACAGCTTCATATTTAGTGTCATCACTTTGAATAGGTAATATACCGTGTCTATAAAAATGACCACCAAAGGCATTAACAGGAACTTGTGCTACTGTATTAATACCCGCATTATAAACACGAGTAGGTTGTAAAAGTCCACCTGTAAGGGTTCCTAAGGCACTTCCTACATTTCCTCTAAATAAATCTCCAAGAGCAGCTTTTACTCCTTTTTTTACTTCTAATTTAGGATTAGATAATTGTAAACCAACTTGTTTGGCAACAAAAATAGGACCTTTTGGTAATGAAGTAAAGAATAAACCAATACGTAAAGTATCGTTTAATGCGGCTTGTCCAGCACCTGTTATACCACCTCTAATAAACTCATCTCCACCTAATGCCTCATTTAAAAATCTACCTGTTCTACTTCTATTAAGAATAGTATTTAAGTTAGGAACACCAGGAATCTGGTTTATTCCAAATAAACGTAATATATTTCTAGCTCCTACATTAGCAGTTGTTGCTCCTGTATCAATGTCAGTAGTAATAAAGGGTTGTCCACTATCACCTCCGCCAGGACGGTCATGACCATATTTGAATGATTTCAGGTTAGTTCGTAGATCAACTAAAGGCATTTAGTTTGTTTTATTAGTAACGACCGTTTCTTGGACCTAAATCTCTGTACTGGCGGCCTGCTCTAGATTTATAAACTTGAGATACTACTCCTACTGGTGTTAAGTTAGGGGCATTTGTGTCTAACTCATCAATTCTAGATGGGGTTGATAAACCTAGTGTAGTAGATCCACCAAGAGCAGTTCTGTTAAAGTCTACAATTCTAACATTAGGAACACCATCTACAGAATAAGTCCTATGTAATTTACTTATAATTGGATTTAATGCATTGGGTCCAGTTGTATCTGGAAATCCCCAAGATGGTTGAGATGGTGTTGCACTAAGGCCATTAGCTTGTAATGCAAGTGTACTTGTATTTGTTTGGTTTACGATATCTGCCATGTTTTATATTTTAGTGGTTTGATATAAATATTTAATTTTTAAGCTAATCGGTAAGCATTTTTGGTTTGTTGTGTACCAGTTTCTTGTTGTCTTCCAACAACATTACCTAATCTTTCACCATCTACATTAAGTGCAAATTGTGGAGCTGGTGCTGGTTTATTATTCATAGCTGTTGCTAGATTACTAATAGCTGCTATCATACCAGTATTAGATTCACTTTTAGCTTTTCCCGCACCAAGATTTGTACCTGCTATGATAGTATCATTATCATTAAGTTTAATACTACCTTCAGGTGATAATATAGTTCGTTTACCATATCCTGGGGTAGATACCATATCATCTGCTAAATAGCTATATAACAAGGCACCTATCCCTGCTGCCACTCCTCCAGCTAAAGCCCAACCAACAACTGGTATTGAAGAAACACTAGATACGGCTTTAGCTATTGCTTCTGCTATAGAATATTTTGCTGCAGATTTAACTATTTTAGCTACTGATTGGAATCCTTTAATTAATCCTGGAATTTGGGATCCTAATAATGCTCCTATTACCATAGAGAAACCAACAGTACTATCTAAAATAGACATTATAAGACTTAAGAAAGTGCCAAGAGGACCTGATACCAAATCAGCAATTGTTTGTTGTAATTTTGTCATGAGATCATTAAATTTTTCTTGGGCAGATCTCTGTTCTTCTTGCATTTTAAGATATTGGTCTACAGTCATATTTCTCTTTTCCATGTCTTTAAGCTGCTCTGCATTCAATTCAGCTGCTTTATCTCCATACTTATTAACTGCTTCTTGTTTCATTAACATTTCGCTCATTTCCTCTCTACTCATTCCGAATGCTTTAGCTAATGAACTTTGAGCTATAACATTCATATTTTGAAACTCAGCAAGTGAACCTGCTTGAGAAGCTACTTCTTGCATTAATGTAGCTTGATCTCCTGTTAATGCTGCTGCTCTTGCTCTTTCAAAATTAAGTTTTTTACCAGTAATTAATTCTGCTTCAAGTTCATTTTCAATTGAAGATTCCCATTCTAACATTGAATCTCCAATTTTATTTACTTGTTCTAGATTTAATCCTAATTTTTTAGCTTGTATTACTGCTTCAGCTAACGCTTTAGGGTTGTTTTGGAATTTAACAAGTATACCTGCACTTAATTTACCAATAGTAGAAAGTAATTCTTTATCGCTAATATGAATTCTATTAGCTTGCATTGCTGAGAATGCTCCTTTACGTAAATCAGCAACATAATCTTTGGTATTTTTTCCTGTTGCTGCTGAAAATTCAGCTAATTTACCTGCTTCTTCATTTGATAAACCTACTATTTCTGTTAAGCGAGCAAATTGTTCTGTTTCTTCTCCGCTAAATTTAACAGCAATACCTAATTGCTCAGTTAATCCTTGTTGTGCTTTAAGTAAACGATCTGTATTAACAAATGAGTCTCCTGCTGCTCTGGAATATTCGACAAATTCTTGTCTTATATCCATTGCTGCTCCTTTACTTAATCCTAAAGACTTAGCTAATTCTGTTGCTTGTCTATCCGCTGCAAAAACACGATCTATGATTAATGTAAATAAACCAGCTAAGGTTGTCATTTCCTTAATCTGTTCTCGTGTAACACCTAGATTTTTTTCTAAAGCTTGAAAAAGATTTTCAGCTAAATCAGTTTCTCTTTTCCTTTGTTCAGCTGTAGTGATTAACTTTCTTATTTCATCTTCAATAGCTTCATTAAGTTGCAATTGCATTGAGATGCTTTTTAATTCATCTCTAGCTTTAATTAATCTTCTACCAGCTGCTATTTTTTCTGATGCTGATTGGGCATTATTAAAAGCTTCAGTAGCTGATCTAAATTTTTCTTCAGATATTCTTTTTGATAAACTTAATGCTTCACTTTTAGCAATAGATTTATTTAATTCACTTTGTGTTGCTTTAAGATCTTTAGATAAATCTCTAGATTTTGATAAATTATCTGCTAATGTTCTGGTTCTAGAAATAGAATTACTTAGTTGGTTGACTACTCCTTTAGATAAATTTTCACCAATATCCCCAATCCTGTCGTTAATTTTATTTAACTCATCATTAAGTTGTTCAACTTGCTGTTGTAGTTGTTGTGGATCAGCCATAATTAGATATTACATCGTATAAATATTGAAAGCGCCTATTTTTTAGGCGCCTTTGCAATATAGTTAGGAGCGGGGGCTATGTTTGGTCGTGATATATTTTTGTTACCTGTTTTGTTTTTTAATAGATTGTTTTGATTCTCTATTTCTTTATTTTCATTATCATAGTATTCCTTCATTATATTAAACGTAGTTCTACGTAACCATAAAGGCATATGATAAACGGTTTCCCAATCGTATCCACCATTTCCATGAAATACAATTTCATGAATTTGTTTGAATATGTTAGGTCTATGCTCCGGTGTCAGGCCAAAAAAAGCTAAGAGAAATTGGAACATTTATGCCCTCCCCAACATAATTACTATCTTCAGGAACATATGTTAGATTGATGTCAGGTTGTACTTTATTATAGTACTCACGTAATGCTCTAGCTTCTGCAGCAAGTAAGTAATTATCAATAAAATCACGAATGTTTTTCTGATCACGATCATTATTGATAGAAGTAATAATATACTTTAAGCGGGTAGTAACATCAAACGAGCCGTTTGGATTTACTTTTTGTAATCCTTTAATTTCAGCTTCAATTTTTTTCTCGTCACCGTGTGTTAATAACTTAAACGTTATATTGTTGTTTGTTTTAGGTAAAGTAAAAGTAAATTCATTTACACCGGCTGTAAATAATGATTCATCTAATGATTTTTCACTTAGTGTAGATAAATCAATAGTAGCATCAATCTCTTTACCGCGCTCATCAGTATATTTAAATGAATATTCAGCACCATATCCTAAGATACGAGCTGCAATCAATATTGCATTTTTATCTCCGATTAACAAATCATCATAATTGATTGGAGTTACAATCAATGATTGTAATAATTTATCAATAACGGTACCTTGGCGAATGAAGTTAGTGTTAGTAAGGATATCTTCTTCCTTAGCTGTCATATACTTCATTTCAATTTCACCTTTTGAAAGTGGTGATTCTTTTGGGTACAATAAACCTTTTGAAGGCAATGAAACCATTTCTGTCGGTAACTTTAATTCAGCCATAAACTAATTTTATTTTATTTGTGTGTATATAAATATATAATATTTCAAGAAAACTATTGAAAGTAAGGACTAGCTGCACTATATCTTTGAGTATATTTACTTGCTCCTGATCCTGATATAACATTAAACCCTGATGTAGTAGCATCTACTGCTTGTGTTGTTACTGGATATACAGTTGGGTCTTTTATTTGGTCATAAGGAATACCACCATCTACTCCTGGTTTTTCTGTATCTAGATTTGTTGCATCAAATATATCATATGGAGTATCGCTATTTCCATATCTAAAGAATCTGCTACCATTATTTCTCATATCCTCTACATATGTGTTAGTAGGAACATATGATTGGTTAAAATTGGTTGGAGCTCCTGGGTTAGCATCACTTGTTGGAGTTCCTGTATTAGTAGCAGGATATTCGGTTATTGTATCTAATGTATTAAAACCACCATAAGGGCCTGGATTTTCTAGGTCTAAGGCAGTTTGTCCAAATGATTGTGATAGAAATAAAGGCATACGTTACTAATTACATAAATAAATATGTAAAGAAAGCGCCTGTCTGACGACAAGCGCTTTGAAGATAGAAATATGAAGGGGAATTAGAAGTTCAATATACAGTAATCCATAGCGATTGTAACTGATAAGTTAATAGCAGCATCAGCACTCCAATCGTATTCACCAAAGGTAGCTGTTTTAACATAAGCACCCATGATAATCCACTCTCCTACTATATCACCTACTGGACCTAAGATATCTAATGTTAATCTCTTTTTGTAGAAGTCGGAGTAACCATCGCGGCCAGTTACTGATTCGTGTGCTAAACGAGCCCATTCCATTACAGCTTGAGCACCACTTGGAGTTACAGGATCGTATAATTCTAAGGTCATATCGTTCCAACGAACTTTACCCTTAACTTTACGATAAACGTTGATATGATCTAAAATAATTTCTCCAGCTTCGAATCCAGGAGCACTGGCCTTTTTAATCAAATAAGCTGGGATACCATCAATATACATGATAAAGCGATTCTGAACTTTAGGTTCAAACGCTGTAAACATGATTTCGTTAGGATTTAATACTGGCATTTTTTATTGTTGTTTAATTGCTGTTAATAAATATTAGGGGCTACAATCCCTTATGCAGGGAATGTAGCGCCAGTTGGAGTTAAGTTAAAGTTCAAGATAATGAATTCAGCAGTCTTAGTTGGTTGGATGAAAATCTGACCTACTAACTGATTTCTATCGATTACATCAGGTGTGTTGTTAGTATCATCCATTACTACTCTGTAAGCAAATAAACCTTGACGTTGAGTTACAGACTCAAGATATGGGTTTACTTGGCTTAAGAAGCGGTTACGAGTAACAGCTGTATTCTGTTCGAATACTAAGTTGCGAGCAACACCACCAATGAAATCTTTTAATGCAATCAACAAACGACGAACGTTTACGCGATCGAGAGATGTTTGTTTGCGCTGTAATGTTTTCTGACCCCATACACATACTCCAGTTCCTGGGAATGTAGCTAATGGGTTAACATTTCCTGTATATAATGTATCACGGTCTGTTTGAGATAAGCGGAATTGAGCTCTAATTACAGATGGAATACCACCACGATTCAAACCTGCTGGGGCAAACCATTCAGCACTTACTTGGTCGTTGAATGCTAATACACCACCGATTACTGTTGATGGAGGACACCATACAGTTTTACCTAAGTTAGAGCTAAACAATTGAACCCAAGGGAAATATGTAGCAGCATAGTTACTATTTGCACCGGCAGCATTTTGAACAGCTCCGTTTACTGTAGCGTTAGTGTAAACACCATTATCTACAATTGCAATAGCATCACCTCTACCTTCACAAGTAGCAATCT